TATAGACCAAGTTCCTCGTGGGGCACAACCCGTTAATATCTCCGTTCTCCACAACATTACTGCTGGTGGAACTGATACTTCGCTTGTTTCTACTGACATTCTTGATACTTGGACTGTTGTTGTCAGCACCGTTGTTACTGAACCTCTCTTCCTTTCTCCTTTCATTTTCGGTGACCCTCACTTCAATACTCAAGGTCTTCTTGGTATTAACAATATGTCTCTCACTTTGAATGTGGATTCTACCTGTAAGAGAGTCTGGTCTTCTGCTAATCCTTATATTACCAACATTACTTTAGGAAGCACTCTTGCTGGTGGTAATACCAACGGATTCCAAGTTGCTGGAGGTAAAATCGGTCAAGTCATCCAAGTCCCATCTGCTCCTGCCCTTCTCTTCAAGTTCCTTTCTACCCAACCAAGCGACCTCATCCAGACCAAGAATGTAGTCCCATATATGGATTTCCCTCGTTATTTGACTTCGGCAGCCAACGCTGTATCTGTTCCAGCCAACGAGACACGCACTCTTACATCCAGCAATCTCCAGATTAACCAGATTCCTGATATGTTTATTATATCTGTTAGAAAACCGATGAGCGAACAAGACTGGAACGACCCTTCTGCTTTCTTTGTTATTAACAGCGTCAGTATCAACTTGAATAACCAGTCTGGTCTTCTCTCATCTTCATCCCAGTATGATTTGTGGAGAGCATCCATTAAGAACGGAAGCACTCAATCGTGGAGCGAGTTTAGCGGACAATCCGCCATTCCTATTCTTGCTGGTGCTGATATCGGCAAGGTCTCCCTTGTTGCTACAACTGGTTCGCTTCTTGTCCTCAATCCTGCCTTTGACCTTTCTCTTCCTGATTATATCTCTTGCGGTTCTCTCGGCAACTATAACTTCCAATTTACGGTTAATGTAACCAACCAGTTCGGGGCAGAAATCCAACCCGAGATTTGCGTCATCTGTGTCAATAGTGGAGTGATGACAACCCAACAAGGAGTATCTGCTGTTTATACTGGTATTCTTACAAAGGAGATGGTTCTTGATGCGAAGTCCAAGCAACAGGCAGGAGCATTCCACTCACAGGAGATTCGCCGTATGACTGGAGGTCGTCTTCTTGATATGCCTTTGACTGCGATGAAAGCACTTAAGAGATTTAGAGGTATGATTCCTCATCTTGCTTCGGGTGGAGTTCATTCAGGCGGACGCTCATCTGGAGGTAAATCTCGTTTAGAAAGTATGTGTTAAGTCCTTGAATATTTAGTATGTATTATATAATATCTTCTCTTGATATAATATAATGCCTCAAGCGAACATTACATACGACGCACCCTACAATAGGGGACTCGTGAGAGAAGCAAGTCGTCTTCAGGATAAAAAGTGGGCGACCGCCTATCCCGCATTCAGTCCAACAGAATTAACGAATCGTTTAGGAAGTTTTCACGGAGAAAGACCCTATTTAGTAGGCGGAGGTTCTCACCCGATGAAATATAATCCAGCAGGTAATAGTCCTGCTTATCCACCGATGTCTCTCTCATCTGGTTTAGCAGTTAATTCTGGAGGTAATAGATACGCTGGAGTTGATGGTGCTATAGGACATCCTGCGATGGATGGAGGAAGATTTAATTTCGGTTCAATAATAAAACCAATCGCAAAAATCGCCCAACCTATCGCAGAAAGGGTTGCTGAAAAAGCAATAACAAAGGCAGTCGGTCTCGGTCGCAAAAAGGGAGGACAGACCTCTGGTGGTAAAATCAATTTCGGTAAGGTTCTTGGTTCAGTTGGTAAAATCGCCCAACCCATCGCAGAAAGGGTTGCTGAAAAAGCAATTACAAAAGCAGTAGGTTTAGGAAGAAGTAAAGGCGGACGAAATGCCCGAGCGGAGATTGTTAAAAAGGTAATGAAAGAGAAGGGATTGAAGTTGATTGAAGCATCCAAGTATGTAAAAGCACACGGTCTCTATTAAATAAATCTCTTGTTATAATATAACGAATGCCGAGATTTCTTAATCCAGACGCATCTGCTTTGAACTTGCTGAATCAAGCAAAGAAGCGGGTGATTAAATTACAGAAGAAAAAATATGAGGATTCACAATCCTTTCAAAAACAAACTATATTAAGAGGGGAAGCAGAAAAAGTCGCATCTGCTCTTTACGACCAATTTCAAGCACTTCTTACTAATTTCGCATCTGTATTATTTGAGATTGAGAATGTTCTAAAAAGTATAACAAAAACAAGACAAGGTAAATCAGTTCTCGTAGATAGGACTATTTCATCTGCTACTGCTTCATTTAGAGGAGTAGAACAAATAAGAGAGTTTTTAGAACGAAAATTGAAATATAATCTTAATATGTTTTCTCCAGACCAAATTGATTCTCTATTTTCTACTTATAATTATATTGATACAACCATCGGTGAGATAATTGCTGGTTTAGAAAGATTAACCCCAGACCAACAAAGCACATTAAGCGATATTGTAGATAGTTGGTATGCTTCTTGGAAGATAATAGATGATAAACTTTCTCCACTTTTCCAGAATTATAAATATGGATTAAATAGTGAAAATGCTGGATTTTTTACCCCAGACGACGCATCAAGCGAAGCATCATCCGTATCTGGAGCAGGACGCCGTCGTCGTATTTTGAAATGTGGTGGTGATAGTCCTGCTGGGGCAAGAGTCGCTGGTCCGCATATCGGTATGTCGGGCAAAGTCCCACCCAGAAATACATACGATTTCTCTCATCCTTCTCTTCCAAGAAGATTTCATTAAAAAAATAATCATATAATATAATGAAAGGTGGTAAAATACCCGCAGGTGATTTAAAGGTTCTTCTTCAACAATCCTACGATAGTAAAAAACCGAAAAGTTATAAAGATTACGAGATTGACCCCGAGTTGTCGGGACAAAGAGTCCAAGTGTATAAAAAGAAAGGGACGAATGAAGTATTTGTAGTTCATCGGGGTTCTCAAGGCATTCACGACTGGGGCAACGATGCCCTTGCTTTAGCGGGATATGATATTACTAAATCCAAGCGATTCAAACACGCCGAAGATATACAAAAAAAAGCAGAGAAGAAATATGGTGCGGAGAATATAAGCACACTCGGTCATTCATTAGGTTCAAAAATCAGTTCAACTGTCGGGCAGAACTCAAAAGAAATAATAAATCTCAACAAGTTCATTCCACCGAAAGATGCTTTAATTAAGGCAACTGACAAAGAATATAATATACATACAAGTAGAGACCCAGCATCTTTGTTGCTTCCGCTGGAGCGAGGTAAAAATAATTTCACTATACCATCCACGACCTTCAATCCAGTCGCAGAACATTCCACAGATACTCTTGACCGTATTCCTGCTGATACGATGATAGGTAAAGGGTCTCTCCAACGCTATACGGTAAAACAACTCAAGGATTATATAAAACGCCTTCCCAAGACAACTGATAAGTTTAAATTGACAGGCAAAAAAAAATGCGAACTCCTTGATTATTGTTGTTCCCGTTGTGCGTCCGCTTAAATGATTATATCCAGCAGTATATAACCATTCAATAAAAAAGGGTTTCCCCCATTTTTATTTTTTCTCTTTTTTATTTCTTTTTATTTTTCTTTTTTATTTTGTAATAATAATTTATTTTGTAATAATAATTTATTTTTTGATTCCCTTGTATCCCGTTTTGTATGGGTCGGGAGGATTATAATATTCTCCATATCTATCCATCACATATGACTTCACTCCTTTACAAGTATCCTTGTTCGTTCTCTCCTTGCCCCAATAGCAATATCCACATCGCACTTCATCACTCTCTTTCATTTTTCTTGGTCTAATTCTCCCGAGACATCCCTGACATTCGTTCAACACTTTCATCTGTTCGGTATTGTTGCTTGACATTCTGTATATTGTTGATTGTATGATATGCTTGTTGATGGTATGCTTCTACAGAAAACAAAAAAAAGGATTTCAATTTTCTACGCCTACATTCAGTTTTGATACACACATACACACTTTTCTACAAAAACCCAGAAAATTGATTTCCTTTTT